ATTCTTACCCAATACTTCCAAGTCTCCAACTCTTTACCGTTATACATACGGGTGGGAGAAGTAGCGCGACCAGTGAAGAAACAGTCGATATTTTCGGCTAATTCCTTTTTTACTTTTTGGCAATCTTTAGAAGGTCTTTTATCGGGCTGATATAGCGCGCCACCACGAACAATAACCATACCTTCGCCGCCGTCGGCAAGGATTTCTTGGAGTTTGGTCCAAAGTGCCTTGCCATTAAAGTACTCAGCAATTTCAACATACTCATTCACATATCCTGCGCGCCACATCATAGTCAACTCTTCAATTCTATCCACCATGGGCTTCTTCATATATGATTTTCCATCCCAAGCGAGAATATCAAAGATATAGAAGTGGAGCTTTTCCCCTGTTCCTTGGCGTACAATGCATTTTTCTTTTAGACACCCAAGTAGAGAAGTAATATTAGAAGAGCCAGGCTTAGAAGGAAGATAGAGTTCCCCAAGTAAACAAGTGCCATTGGGAAGACTATCAAAGAAAGACTGAAGATGAGGAACCCATTCGTGCTTATCGGGGTATTCACCATTTACATTGCGACTGCGGCTCAGCAACATAATATTACCGTCTTCGTCCTTTACAAGCTTAGAAAAGTATCCATCTTTCTTTTCAGCAGCATACCATTCTCCACTAAAAATACGACTACGAGTTGTCTCCTTCTTTTTTTCTTCGCTCCAGGTAGAGGGCGGTGCCCAGTATCTTTGCGGAGCCATTTCTTTAAAATTATAATTATCAATAAAACCTTTCATAAATTTACCTCATTTTATGTATTTTTGGCCAGCCAACACTACTTATATTTAGAATAAAATAAAGGAGTGAAAGCAATGGGATTTATTTATAAGATATAGAATAACCTAGATGGAAAGCTTTATATTGGCAAAACTTGTACTACTATTAGTAATAGATGGAACCATCATCTAAATGATTATACCAAGAAAGATTGGCATCTCTATCGTGCAATGCGTAAATATGGCGTCGAGAATTTTAATATAGAACCAATTGAATAGTGCTCAGATGACCTGCTCAATGAGCGAGAGATTTACTGGATAGAAAAATTAGATACCTTCTATAATGGATACAATGAAACCCTTGGCGGGGAGGGCAAAACGCAAATCTCTCGTAAAGAAGTCAAAGATTTATGGGAATCTGGTCTGTCTGTTAAATCTATAGCAGAGCGGCTTGATGTTTGGTATACTTCAATAATTGATATACTTAAGTAGTTAGAAATATATGACGCAGATGAAGTTGCTGCAAGAAAATAGATAGAAATTGCCAATTCGCAATCGAATTTTTGTATATTACAATATACCGCAGAAGGTCAATTAGTTAAAAAGTATAATTCTGTTCATGAAGCCTCAATGAAAACTAATATCACAGCTGCAGCAATTCGAGCAGCAATATATCAAGGTATTGGTGCAAAGGGATATTTTTGGGTTAGAGAGGGTGACCCACTTCCAAATTTTCGACCAATAAAAACTTATCCCAAACGTTAGATAAAATAGTTGACATTGCAAGGAGAAGTTATGGCTATTTATTCAAATGCAGCAGAGGCAGCACGTTAGACTGGGGGAAATGCTAGCGCCATCCTCAAAGTTTGTAAGGGTCAAAGAAAAACTTCTGGAGGGTTTTTGTGGAGATATGATGAATAATCATATCTCCACAGATTCTCTCTCCTTCATAAAATCCAAAAAGCCCGTACATTCAACAACTAGGTCACTTAAATCACCATAGTTCTTGATTGTATAATCATATTCATATTCAAAAACATTCGCATCAGCATGATTAGAAGTTTCATTCACTTCATCGCCTAGGCGCCGTACAAGTACGGTGGTTGCATTAAGTCGTTCCTTGAGTTTTTGAATTTCCTTTGGTTCTCTGCAATCAACGAATAAAATCCAGTCATATAAACTACCAAATTCCTGCATATATTCAATATGGTCAAGAATCTTCTGATAAGGAACATCATTCCATTCAGTTAATAAATCTTTCAAATCACTTAGGAACTTGCGGTTACGGGGTGTTTTAACTCCATCCCATCCACATTCAGTAGCAATTTGTTTAATAAAATCAATAGTAGAAATGGTATCAATTACCATTCTTTTGTTTTCATCAAACCAAAAAGTGCTACTAGCATCAACCAGTTCTCTACACTTCATTTCAAAAGTAGTTTTGCCGCTTTCTGGACGACCATTAACTACAACAACTTTAATCACTTCATAACACTCTCCTTCGCGCGGACTGCCATTTTATCAACGACTTCAAATATATTTCCAAATAAATCCATACATATTTGCCCTCTTTCCTTCACAGCATTCTTTAATACATCTTGCCTACTTTTTATTCATTGCTCGAGCAGCATCACTTAAGCTTTTGTATTCACAAATAAATTCATCTTGTAACGTATATTGTCCAACTTTATAAGCTTGCCAAGTTTTTAACTTCTTAGGTTCAAACTTTTCTTCTGAACTAAAGCTCCAAAAAGAACCTGCCGCACTCTGTTTCTATCCATGGCAACATTTATTAATAACGCTTGGGTCAACGCCGACCTAGCGCGCAGCATATGAGATTGAGGGATAGGAACAAATAAGCTCTCCGTTTTCACTATATTGAAAAACGGCATTACCGGTATTTCTGGCAAAGTCAACCTCTTTTGAATACTCATCAAAAGTATTTAAAATACTTCTAATTGAAAAAGCAAGATGTCCTGTCTGTTTTGCTATCTCTAAACTTCCAAAACCTTCAGACCATAATTGAAAAATTTCTTGTTTGTTAATTTTAGAAGCTCCTTCTCCACCATATGTCATATTATATCCATTAGAGTTTTCTTCTAAAATACAAGAATTATAATAACTAATCCAATACATTTCACGCGAAGATAACTTTGATATATCTTCTACTTCTTCAATAGTTTCGACTAAAAAATTATCTTTGCCATATTTTCTAATTGCTTTATGTAATAGAAAATTATAATCATCTTTTTCTTTATCTGAGGTCGATGCGCTTAAATGCTGATTCCAACGATAAGCTACTGTATAAGTTGTTTTACCAATATAAATTTTACCATTGGTTTTATTAACAATTTTATAAATATAGTTCAAGGTCACACCCTCCTTATTTCTTTCTAATTATAAGTAAGATTTATGACCTTTGACTTTATTGAATTGCGGTTTTTGCGGCAACTGCTAATTTGTCAACATAATCATTCCAATAGCCATGAACTGTTTCATTTCCTGCATGACCCTTGACTTTAATGAAATCGTATCCATTAGGAACTTTTTCAAAGAAGGGAATCAATCCCATCCATAGGTCTGGATTTGCAACAGGTTCTTTTTTAGAGTTCTTCCATCCGTTTGCTTGCCATGCGCGCCACCAATGCTGCTTCCAACAATTTACAAGATAGGCACTGTCACTATAAACTCTCACTCTTGCAAAAGCATCCATTTTATCAACTTCTCGACAAGCTTTTAGCGCCGCAGTAAGCTCCATTCTCTGATTGGTAGTTCCTACTTCTCCACCAGAATCTTGAGCAATCATTACTCCATCTTTAAGAATAACATAAGCCCAGCCGCCAGGAGCGTTACTCTTACCATTTCCGGAGACAGCTCCGTCAGTATAAATTTCGTAAATCAACCTAAATCTCCTTCGTAAAATTGATTATAAATATGCTCAAACTTAAAGTTTTCTCCCATATATTCTTTAATAGGAGGATACATGAATTCAAGCAAACCAGGAATATTAACAGCGGGACCGGGTTCTAGGTAACGAGGCACTCGTCTAGATAGCTTACGCATCTTCCAGTTGATGACAAGCCAATCCCACAAGCCAGTTCTCAACTTCAGTGGGAATCCATAAACGTCCTTGGCCATCAAAGCCACTCTTAGAATGAATAAATGGTCTCTGTTTTTGCGGTCAAAATCAGAAATAACAATCGTTTGAGTGTCCTTGCATAGTGTGTAAAGATTAACCATGGTAATGTTGATAATCTCGTCATAATTATCAAGCAGCTCTTGAGCTTTTATCATTTTAATTTCTTCCATTTACTTACTCCTTTCTCATTATTCATAAATATTTTAACACAAAACTTTTAAATTTTCAAATTTCAATAAAATAGCAGAGGGCTTGATTTTAACGACAACTTATATATAGTAAAATTTTAAGGAGGAAATCTAATGGATTCTTTAACTTTAATTATGGTTTTATGCACCGTTATGTGGTATGTAATTGATAATCTAAAGGACAACATCTGGGGTGGCTTATCTTATAGTAATTATATTACTATTGGCGCTTCTGCTATTAGCTCCTTTGCTTTATCTTTTGGCTATAGCCTTGACCTGCTAAATGCACTGGGCTTAGTTCCGCAAGTTAGTCCACTGGGTCAAGTTATCACCGCTTTAACCATGATGGGCGGTAGCGCGCTAGTCTCTGAAGTTGTTGATAAACTAAGAGCAAAAATTTGATTTTTGAAAAATTTTGATGCACGCGCCCGCGCAGGCGCGTGTATTTTAATGTATAGGAGGAATTTTGAGTGGAGAAGAAAAAAACTAAGAAAGGCAAATACGCAAAGAAGCAAGAGTTTTCTAAAATCTTACTAATCCAAGAGTCTGCTTTAATTTGGATTGTGACTTTGGGTGCGTTCTACTTGGCCTTCTATTGTATTAAAAACCAATATTTTGGAGAGCTTCCTTGGATTGTGGCCTTGGTTGGCTTTCCTTGGACTGCGTATGGCGTCAGTCAAGCCTGTTACTATGGTAAGTCTATGAAAGAAAATACTAGAGGTGGTATTAAATATGAAACCGCTTTAAGGCCACCATCTACTGAAGAAGAGCTTTATCAATAGCAAATTCAAAATTCCAGTCAGAAATTTTATGATTGAGAAAATTTGAAAAATCTGCAAAATTCAGGTATAATATTATTACAAAGTTGAGGCGCGAACAGCAAAACTAAAATAATCGACATTAACCGAGACTGATTAAACTCAATTGCGCCTAGCTTTTCAAACAAAAATTTTGTGAGTGAAAAGGAGAAATGTAAAATGAATTTTGCAACTGCTATGCATCGTGAAGGTACCCATAAGCTGACTGAAAATGGCGCTGCTGCCTATGATTCCACTGCACAGGGTGCTCTGCTGGATCTGTTCTCTCAGATTGGCGCACTGCGTCCTCGTACTGATCGTGAAATCGAGCAGAAGTTCGCCGCTGCTTTCCGAGAGGATAAGCTACTGGCAACCAAGATGCTGTTCTACTCCGGCGATATTCGCCAGGGTGGTTTGGGTGAGCGTCGTACCTTCCGTGTCTGTCTGCGCTGGCTGGCAGAAAACTACCCTGGAATCGTAAACAAGAACATCGAGCTGATTCCTTATTTCAACCGTTTCGACTCTTGGTTCGTTCTGTGCGGCACCAAGTGTGAAAAGCTGATGTGGGAAAACGTCGCTAAGACTCTGGCTGCTGATATGAAGGCTTACAATGCCTCTACTGCTACCAAGGTTGTTCCTGTTTCCCTGCTGGCAAAGTGGATGCCTTCTGAGAACACTTCCTCTGTGAAGACTCGTCAGATGGCTACTAAGGCTATGCGTGC